CTGAAATTTAGGGTTCCAGTTGGTTGAGACTTGTTCATGGTTATGCAGAAAGGCCAAGTGAAGGTGGAGACGGTGCTGAGAGCATCTTGAGGGAGGACAGAGCAGTGCATCTCTGGGACAACGTTGTGGTGGAAGGCGGCGGACATATTCTCAAAGAGAGGTGTACCGTTAATATAGAGAGTGGCGGTATCAAAAGTCCAGTTAGTAGACCACTTATTGGTATCAGCTTCCGAAGAAACAACGTGGACGGCCTTGACTGGGTGGTTGAAGTAAGTAAGATCAACCTCGGTATCCGCGGCACTCATGAGTTGGTGTTGAGTTTGAGTGAAGAGAATCTCATGCTCATTGTTGGCGAAGAAATCGCGCTCGGGTGTATCAAGGTACACATACGTACCGAATACCTTTACGTTGCTGGGAGCAAATGTGCCATTCCTACACTTCACCCTGATCTCAACATCGTGATATTGGAGACCAACCAAAGGAAGGGATTTGGTCCAGTCGTCCGAGAAGAAGAAGGGAAGAACGTAGTGGTTCGCGGAAGTGGAAGAACCGAGGGCATTCTGGGGGCACTCATCAAGGGTGAGAGCGCAAGAAGCCTTGGCTTGAGTATCCTTGTACAAAAGGTTATGGACACCCTGGATGTAGAGGGCATCAATCTGGGAAACCTTTTGGCCACCAATCCAAAGCTGGAATTCAGTGGTAGTGGAATCATCCTTGTCGAAGAAACCGGTATCAGCGGCACCGACGCCACCGATGTTTTCAGCCTCAATCCACACATAACTCAAGAGATCACCCTTGGTCTTGATGGGAATGGTAACCTCATTACCACTTCCGAAGGTACCGATGTAATCGAGCCTTTCTGGTTTGATCGCGAAGTTGGTATACCTCTTGTAATTTTGTCTAAAAAACGACACCTCGGGTTGACCAGTAATATAGACATCCTGGGCACCCACCGACACGAGGTCAATTAAAGCAGCTGACATTTATTAGTAAACGATATTAAAATTTTGGCTCAATGTATACATATCGGGATGGGTGTTGAATTTCAAGCACTCACATGGGAAACAGTCGACACAGATGACGAGCATTTAGTGAGCATTTTTGGTAAGACTGAAAATGGTAAATCTATTTGTGTGACAACTGCGTTTACACCATACTTCTTCGTCAAGCTTCCTGAACATGTCACACAACAAAAGGTTCAGGAAATCTATAGAGTTCTGGATAAAAAGAGTCCTAACTGCCTAGTTTCATATTCTATCATGAGGTCTAAGGATGTTTGGGGTTTTCAAAATAATAAGGAATTTTCCTATATGAAATTGGACTTTAAGAATCTAGCGAGTCGTCGTCGTGTTGATTATATGTTGAAGAATCCTATTCAATTCTCATATGGCACAGAAAGATTCAAAGTTTTTGAATCTAACATTGACCCTGTACTTCGTTTGATGCATAGAACAGGTATTCAGTCAACTGGTTGGTTAAACTCCGGTGATAATTGTGTTCGTACACATTTGGCCAAGGTGGATATTGATCTTTTCTGTAATGACTGGAAAACCCTAAAGCCTGTCGCACGTGATGATATTGCTCCATTTGTTGTGGCATCAGTTGACATTGAGTGTAACAGTTCTACTGGTAAATTTCCAGACCCAGACGTAAGAGGTGACGCGTGTTTCCAAATTGCTATTTCTTTGTGTAAGTTTGGTAACGATGAACCCTACGATAAAACATGTCTTTGCTACAAGAAAACTGATACAAACCTAGAAGGTTCTACTATCATTAGTTTTGATACTGAAAGGGAGATGCTTGAGGCATTTCAGAAGTATATACACAAGAAAGATGTAGATATCATTACTGGTTGGAATATTTTTGGATTTGATCTTAACTATATTTACACAAGGGCGTTTATTACTGGTTGTAACCCTGAATTTTTCAAGATGGGTAAATTGAAATCACAAACATGTGAGATCTCCATCAAGAAGTTGAGTTCAAGTGCGTTGGGTGATAATGTATTGAAGCTTCTTCCTATGAGTGGTCGGTTTATTTTTGATCTCTTCCATGAAGTGAAAAAGGGTTATAAACTTGATAGTTACAAACTTAATGAAGTTTCCAAACTCTATCTTGGAGATCAAAAGATTGACATGGCTCCAAAGGAAATGTTTGCTCGGTATCTAGAGGGTGATCCCGTGAAGCTACGAGAAGTTGCGGAATACTGTATCAAGGATACACTGCTACCACATAAACTCATGAAGAAGATGTGTATCCTACTCAATCTCCTTGAGATGGCTAAAGCTACTTGGGTACCACTCTGTTTTCTCGTTGAACGGGGACAGCAGATTAAGGTCTTTTCCCAACTTACAAAGAAGGCTCGTGAAATGGGATTTATGGTACCAACGATTCGCTGGGGACAGTTACCCGAGGAACAATACGAAGGAGCAACGGTTCTGGAAGCCCAAAAGGGTGCGTATTATACTCCGATTACTGCCCTAGATTTTGAAGCACTGTACCCATCTATTATGATGGCTCACAACCTCTGTTACTCTTCGTATGTTATGAATGAGAAGGACTACGGCAACATACCTGGTATTGAATACGAAACATTCAAGATTGGTCAAAAGACCTACAAGTTTGCACAAGATGTTCCAAGCCTCTTACCAGCGATTCTTCTTGAGCTTAAGCAGTTTCGTAAAAAGGCTAAGAAGGATATGGCAGCTGCAACAGGTTATATGAAGGAGGTCTACAATGGTAAACAGTTGGCTTACAAAATCAGTATGAACTCTGTATATGGGTTTACAGGTGCTGGCAAAGGTATTCTTCCATGTGTACCTATTGCGTCTACGACGACCTTCCGTGGACGGGCTATGATTGAAGAGACCAAGAACTATGTTGAAAAGAACTTCCCGGGTTCAAAGGTGAGATACGGTGACACAGATTCAGTCATGGTTGAATTTAATGTGGGTGATCGCAAGGGTGAAGAAGCTGTTAAGTATAGCTGGGAGATTGGTGAGAGAGCTGCCGAAGAGTGCTCAGCTCTCTTCAAAAAGCCTAACAATCTAGAGCTTGAGAAGGTATACTGGCCTTATTTCCTGTACTCAAAGAAGAGGTATGCTGCTAAATTGTGGACGAAGGGTAGGGATGGTAATATGAACATGGACTATATTGACATTAAGGGTCTCCAAGTTGTTCGTAGAGATAATACACCCCATGTCAGAGAGGTGTGTAAGGAACTCCTAGATGTTGTACTGACCTCAAGTGACCCGGGACCACCAAAAGAGCTTGCAAAAGAGCGCGCAGTTGAACTCCTTTCTGGTGATGTTTCAAATGAGAAATTGATTTTGAGTCAATCTTTGTCGGATAGTTATAAGGTATCTGGGCAATCCGTGTCTATAACAAGTCCGGAGAGTTGTAATATCAATCAAGCACATGTACAGGTTGTTAATAAGATGAGGCAACGTAAACCCGGGTCTGAGCCACAATCCGGTGACCGTGTTCCATACCTACTCGTGAACACGGGTGACCCTAAAGCTAAGGCTTTTGAAAAATCCGAAGATCCAAAATACGTTGAAGAGCAAAACCTCCCAGTTGATTATAAGTACTACTTCATCAATAAATTTTTAAACCCTGTATGCGATCTACTTGACCCTCTGTATGAGAACACGAAGCAAGAAATATTCGGTGAGTTGATTACTCAATGCAAACCACCACCAAAGAAACGTGAACCTCCCCTAAGTACGATGAAGAAAGTGGATTTGATAGAGGAATGTAAAAGACTTGGTCTAGATTTTGACGGTAAAATCACGGATCTTAAAGATCGTATAAAAAATGCTCGTGTTCAACGAGAAGAAAGTATTGAAGACATATTTAAAAACTACGAACAAGAAATAGATAAGTCATGAGTCTTAATGAAAAAATTGCCGATTTGTTAGAAGAAGAATTGAAGTTGCGTATGGATCTTTTATTGACTGAGTATGCAGAAACGATATCTAAAAAATACCAGATTTCGTTACAACTACTTCTAAAAGATATCCCATGTGTTTCTGTAACAAGTACATGTATGGGAACAAAACCGGATGGTTCTAGGTGTACTTTCAAGGGTATTCATAATGGGTATTGTGGGAAGCACCAAAAACAAGGTGAAAAAATTAAACAGAGATTTCATGAAACTTTCAATGGTCACACCCACGGTCCCGGTCTTAGAAATGTTGCGGGGTGTCCAGCGTGTGAAAGATCTTTTTCAACGAATAGGCTTATAGATTTAGACTCCTTATTAAATAATGAGTAAATCCGATATTCTGCTAACATCAATAAACAACTTTTACAGCGAAGAAGACAACCGATCCAAGTTATTGAATATACTAGACAAAACAAGTGGTATTTCATTGAGAAATCTCGAATGGTTTATCACTAATTACGCTAAGAAAAATCATACATCCTACAAGACGGGTGATGGTAAAATATTCACTGTACACTACGCTTATAAATCTAGCTTAGATGGATACAGTAAAAAGCTTTTTGATCCATTTTGTAGATCCCAGAAGTTTCCTTATTCAGTGCCAGGTACATCTCATGAAATTCATACGACTTTAGCACAGCTAAATTTCATCAAATGGTGTATCAAGAATAAGATTATAGATTACATCAAGGATCATAGGAGTTCCCTGTTTAATAAGCAACAGGTACTACCCGCCCACCTTCAAATATAAATGTTTGATAGCCGGTATAATACATGTGGAGAGCATACGTGTTTGACGATGTATCCACCTTGGTAGTATCTAGATTCACTTCGATATTTGTTTTATCTGATTGAATCTGCCCGAAATCCAAGTTTCCCGATGGTTCCACATTGATAGGATTCATCGAGAAACTGTATGTGTAGATATTCCTAATAGGTCTGGATAATCTCGACCTATAGGGAATTAAATATTTGAAATAGTTGTGATTAGTATTTGTAACATTTGGTAATTTGGTTCCATTAATATAAAAACTCGCATCTTTCATAATAGGATTGAAAAAGGTTAATTGATCATCAAAGCTGACATTAGATGAGAAGTTGAAGCGATTTTGGCAAAAGTACAACTCTTCATCGTTTGTGGGAAGATCAAATACTTGTGTTTGACCTATACCATTAAATGTGGGGGACCCAACAACTAATCTTAAACCCTCGTCCGACATAGACATAGAACCACCACTCCCAGTTCCACCCATGTCACGATGTAATCTATCCCAAGCAGGTACGTTGGATACCTGTGAATAATTGTAGGCTCTTGAACGATTTGCGGTTGGTGTACCCACAGCAACTCGTGTACCAGTATTTGAAATTGATACTGATGTACCAGATTGTTCATTTGCAACTATTCCATTAATGTTTGGTCCAATTTGCACCCACGCACCACTACCACTTGTGCTATAAAAGAACACGCGCGCATGTCCAGCATTGGAGCCACCGGTATCATTTTTTGGTGCACCTCCAATTAGATAAAGACCGTTTTTAGAAAGATCCACAGATGTTCCAAATTCGTCACCTGTCGCAGACCCATCTAAATCAACACCTCGTTGTGCCCAAGCTGTTCCATTGTATACAAAAGCTCTAATATGCCCTTTACTTGACTGATGACCGGGGGCACCCACAGCTACTACACTATTATTACCACCACTCGTGAAAGGATCAGAAAGAGATACAGCTGAACCAAATTTATCACCACCACCAGCACCGTCTATATTTGAACCAGTTTGTTGCCACCCGGGACCAATAGTGTAGGTCCAAACCTGTACACGACCTCTATTCGTAAAACCAACCTCGGTAAAATCTGGTGCACCTACAGCAACCCGAGTGCCATTACTAGATAAAGAAACCGACGTTCCAAATTTCTCACCCACAGTTCCTCCATCAATGTCACTCCCCAATTGACCCCAAGCTGTCCCATTGTATTGGTAAACTCTGACATGTCCTTTGCTGCTGTCATGAATTGGTGCACCCACAGCGAGGGCTGTACCTGTGTTAGATAAAGAAACTGTTGTTCCGAACAAGTCTCCGTCACCTGCGCCAATCAGATCGGTACCTAATTGGGTCCAAGTTCCTGAGATTAATTTGAATACCCTAACACGACCCTTATTTTGATTGGGATTATCTATTTCTCCATCCTCAGGACTTGTATCAACTTGTAACTCATACTTGGGTTCACCTATGGCTATAGTTGTACCATCGGGTGACAGAGCCACTGAGTACCCTGAGTCGTCGTTTGCGTTAGTGCCAATAATATTAGCACCTATCTGTTTAGGTTCGAGGGCGACACTTTCATTCAAATTTTCAAACTTAGTGTTTCGCAAGAACCAATGAAGGCATTTCACAGGAATGTTGGGGACTAGGTTTGTACGAATCATATTTTTACCAAGTTCACTCACAGTCGTTGGATGTTTACGAACTAGATCAGTTACAACAACTTGTCTATCGTGACTGAGATAATTCCTCTCTTCGGGACTCACTGTAATTTCTTCGGTAATAAGTCTGAAATCATCTAGAATGAGGGTATCTAATGTGTCCGTGAAGAAAGATTGATTATGAAACTCTAGTACAAACTCAATTTTCTGTTTATGTACGGCACATGTAGGGAAGTAGGGTCTATTTGGTTTATTAGTTGTGTACTCATCACTCGCGTATTTACGAGCAAAGAAGAACTGCGTAGGTATCATTAGATCTGTCTCAAGTCTTGAGACAGAGTCTGTTGTAGTAGAGTCATCAAAACCAATACTTCTGTTTACAAGAAATCTATTTGCTACTTTTTCAGACATTTCTAAATAAAGTTCATCGTATATAATTCCCCAATCACTTTCTATCTTTTCCATCTCTGTATCATCTACGAACATAGATACACTTTTGAGAATATGCCTTCCCAATTGATCCGCGTAGTTTCCATTTGTGATCTTAGGCATTTTTATACTCAACCACATATTACTAAGCAAGTCACCCATATTTTGGGGATTAAACTGAACCTTGATGGTTTGTCCAAAAGGCCAATTGGGGATCTGCCCCGGATTGATTACATTCTTACTCCTGTGATATTTCCGAAAGTCAGAATGCCTTCTTGTAGTATTCGGGTTGAAGAACGACTCCGCTGGATCTTTGCAAAGCAAGTACGTGTCTTGCTTTCCAATAGCTTTAAGTGAAATTTTTGCCGCTTCACCCATACTTATCTATTGTCTACATATTTTTAATATCATCTTTCCACATTGTCATAGGAGAAGTAGACTTCATAACCTCGAGTTCCTTCTTTGCCTGTTTGGACTGCGCCAAAAGCTCTCTGACACTCTCATCTGTGTACTGAACTGTCTTGATGTTTAGAAGGTAGTCATAACTCCCATTTACTTCCGGGAATAGACCAGACAATTGGTTCTCAAGATCCTGTTTTTTGCGACGGAAGACCACAATATCTCCGTTGATAACCATAGACACAAAACGAGACTTGTAGTCACACATCTTAGATTTAGCCTCAAGAACCTTGATTAGATACTCTTTCCTCTTGTCATAATATTCACGACGAAGGGTTATGAAGTCTTTCAGAATCATCTCCGGAGTTTCATACTTGTGGATACCTCGGGTAGGGTGGAACAGGTGCATGTTTGATGTTCGGAAAGTCTTTTGAAGCTTGAGATCCTTAACGGCATCTTTGCCATTGTAGTCTTGGATGAGGAAATCCACATTCTCAGTTGTACTGTTATTTGTGAAACCACTAATGATTTTCTTTTCAACGAGGGTATCCAGATGTTCTTTGTAATCTTGGGTCCAGCGTCCCGGTGGGAGTTCAGTCACCTTAACTGTTCTTCCAATGGAGGTCCACACTCCTTGGGTCATCCACGAATCATCATCTTGTTCAAACACCGTTCCCTTGAAACCTCTGAACCAAGGCTTCATTCTTTTGATAGGATTACCATCAAGGAAGTTGAGGATATTGTTCCGAATATCTTTGGGGTTAAATGGAGGTACATAGCAGCTGAAACCGGTGCCAATACCCTCACTTCCATTTACCAAAATCATGGGTAAAGTAGGCATGTAGAACTCGGGTTCAATGGAGCGACCATCATCGTCTAGGTAGGTGAGAATCGCGTCATCTCGGGGATCAAATACATTCCTCGCTTCAGGTGTCAATCTCGTGAAGATATAGCGTGTCTGGCTGGCATCTTTCCCACCCATAAGCCGTGTTCCAAACTGCCCACAAGGCTCTAGGAGATTCATATTGTTGGAGCCTGTATAGTCATTGGCTAACTTCACAATAGTGTCGGCCAGACTTACTTCACCGTGATGGTAAGCAGACTTTTCGGCCACATATGCAGCCAATTGAGCTACTTTCATCTCCGCAGTCAAGTTCCTTTGAAAGCAAGAATACATCACCTTACGCTGTGAAGGTTTGAGTCCATCGCAAACGTGGGCAATAGAACGCTTGAGGTCTGCGAGTGAGAAATTCACTAGATCCTTGTGAACAAAGTCTGTGATAGCCAGTTGTTTTACTTTCCCATAAGGTACTTCAAGTTCATTGGCTTCTTTGGCGGTACTCTCTAGAAGCCACGTCTTACGGTCATCAGCCTTCTTCTTGTCAAATGCCAAGGTGATAGATTTATCAGACATTACATCTGTATTAAACTTGACGGTAAGGTCTTCAATCTTTTTGAAGTACTCCCTAGCCTCAGCAGAAGTTGAGGTACCCAAACCCTTGTAGTACTTGATACGCCAACCAGATTGACCATTTCCATACCACGCACGAAACGCAGAGTCTGTATAGAAGGATTTACTTTGATTACCCCTAGAAGCCTTGATGATGGGTGTAACCATTGAAACAACGAATCCCAACTTGAGTAGACTCGGCCAAAAGTAGTCAATCATATTGAGAATTAAACCCTTGATGTGAGAACCATCGTTATCCGCGTCAGTCATGATCATGAGACGACCATAGCGAAGCTCGGACACATCTTTGTAGTCTTTTCCTTGTTGGAGACCCAAGATTTTCTTGAGATCATTGAACTCCTGATTTCCAGTCAACTGCGCAACAGATGCATCTCGGACATTCTTACACTTTCCCCGAAGTGGGAAGACGCCGTAGTGGTCTCTACCAACAACGGAGAGACCAGCGACAGCTAGAGTCTTTGCCGAGTCACCCTCTGTAACGATGAGTGTACACCTAGAAGACTGAGCTGTACCAGCTTTGTTTGCGTCATCAAGCTTGGGAATACCAGTAATCTTACTCTTACGAGCTCCACCATCAGTTTTGGCCAACTCCTTCATTTCCTTGAATTTTGAGAGAGCCGTGAGTTCATCGGAAATACCAGTCTTGAGAGCATTCTTGACGAATGTTTTGGGCATATCAAATTTAGAGCCAAAGTCTTGTGCTTTTAGGGTACACTCAGACTTAACCTGGCTCGAGAAGGTTGGGTTCTCAAGGATTGCTTTCACAAAGATTGCGAACGTGTTCTTAACCTGTTGAGGTCTGAGTTTGATCTTCTTAGCCATATCTTCAATGATCCCCGCAGCCACTAGAGAAGCTGCGTGATCAACGTGGGTTCCACCTTTACTGGTACAGATACCGTTTACGAACGACACCTGTTGCATACCATCCTCGGATGGACCAATACATACTGACCATCGGTCGGTTGTAACACAGTGTACATTATCTACACCAGTGTGCATTTTTGCGTAAGCCTCAAAGTTCTGTTTTGGGAGAACCTCGTCATTGAACTTTACTTTACAGTTTGGGGTTGTACAGATATTGGCATCCCAGACTCTCTTTTGGAAAATCTTGTAGATTGTGTTATCCATCTTAGACATCTTAAAACGCCTCCAATCTGGTGTGAACGTTACGGCCACGGATGATGTGGCACCCGAATGTTTTTTGATTTTTGGTGGTTCACAGACGGTCATATTGTTAGACCATTTCTGTGAGTAAGTTTGCTTTGTCTCATGATCCTTAATGACAATTGAAAATTCTGATGAGTAAATATTCGTCAACTTGGCTCCATATCCATTGCGCCCCCCGACAATTCTCTTTTGAGAGTCGTCGTAGTTTGTACTTGTTAGGAGATGCCCAAAGACCAATTCAGGATTCCAGATACCTTCCTTCTCATGCATGCGAACACTGATACCACCGAGAGGTCCATTATTTTCAATAGTCACAGCACCAGTCTCTTTGTCTATAGAGACGGCGATGGATGAAACATTCTTGGGGTGTGTAGAGTTGCGATCAATTGCGTTAACGAGGATCTCATCAAAGATCTTCAAGAGAGCTGGGGAATACTTGAGGTTCTTCTTTTCAAATTTTGATTTGTTACCATTGAGAATCCAATACGCCTCGGTACTCAGGTCTACTGGACCGACATAGGAGTCTGGTCGCTTTAAAACATGTTCAATGTGGGTGAGCTTTTGGACGCTCTCCATTTTTTCTTGATTTTATTATCACTCAAAACTCTAACTTAGGTAAAAAATCTCAGCTTATATCAGATGACGAATAATAACAATCGTGCTCAACTAAAAAAAGCTGAACAAGAGCTGAAAAATATGAAAAGAAAGTATCTAAACATGTTGAATAATAACGGTAAAAATAACAATAATAAAACCAAAAATAGCCCAAAAAACAAGAATGTTGCCACGTGGTTAAATCGTGAAATGTCCCCGGGTAACAAAACCAATATAAAGCCATCCAAGAGAGCTTATCTCAAAACGAACGTGGCTAAGAATGGTAAGATTCTTCATGTTTATGATAGGGATGGTTTGAAGAATTACTTGGCGTTTTCGGATAAGATGGGCCTAAATGCCGAAAGACCCAGTCCTCTGACACGCAAGGTATTCAAACTCAAAAACATTAAGAAGTATCCACCCAAACTTATCTTAAAAGTTAGGCGTGGTAAAAAGACTACTAAGCCGTGATCTTCTTTTTAACAGATTCAAGAAGTTTCAAAACAGATATAGTTCCCGTGAATAAAAATAGTATCTGTTTGGTGATTGGTATCCGTATTTCATTTAGATGTGGTAAAGAAGGTCTTT